GGCCCCTGTGCAGCCATAATCATGTCAATGTGTTTTTTAGTCTTGGAAATTTCGGTATTTAGGCGTTTAATCTGGTCGGTTGTGGATTCCACAGCGCCACCATTTACCGCATCTAAAGCAGTGGTCACGCCGCTAATGGCATCGGCAGTTAAATCAAACACTCCTGTATCGGCAATGGCCACCAAAAACTTACGCCACTCTTCTTTCATAAGAGACACTTTGCCAGCAAAGGTGTCCATCTGTGCGTCCATGGCACCGGCAAAATTAACATTACCAATGCGGATTAAATAATCCTCTATTTCCGCAGCATTTTTACCAATCGAGGTTGTCACGCCCTGAAAAGTGAATTTTATGTCATTGCCTTGAGCGTTAGCTTTAATGCCAAACTCTTTAAGGCGCTCAAATTCCATGGTAGTAGCATCGGCCACCGCCTCCATCATCTGCTCTAAACCCAAACCCATGGCAGAGGCCGTGTTACCAAAAGCAGTTAATGAAGTCTGCGTGGGTTTTAGGCCAAATGCAGTTAATTTAGCAAACGCGTTACCCACTTCTTGTAAGCCAAAAGGGGTTGTTGCCGTAAAATCTTCAATGAACGCCAGTGCATCTCTGGCAGATTCTGCCGAGCCAGTCACGGTTTTAAGTCGAATTGAAAGGGTTTCCAGGCTTGACGCTGAATCAACTATGCTTCGCACCAAAGCTGCGCCAGCAATGCCAACAAATGCACCTTGCAGCGACATTACCGCTTTTGATGCGCGGCCAACAGACGCACTTATGCCAGCCAAACCACGTTTAGTTCTAGCAAAGGCCATGGCGGTTTGATCTGTTGCTGTAATAGCAATCTTAACTTTGTTTTTGGGCATCTAACAAAAACCTGTGACGTAAAATTAAATCATTAATGGGCCAATCCATAATCTCATCGAGCGGTTTGCCGTATTTGTCGGCTAAAAATACAGCGAACTTCAACCATGGATCGGCGGCTAGTTTTTTCCTGCTTCCTCGTTGCTGATTTCATGTTGCATTTTGTCAATGCGGCTTAAAACAACACTAATTTCTTCCGGATCAATATGGTGCAGGCATTCAACTCGAGCTGCAGAACTGAAAAGCCTTTTACCCTCTTCATCCAAAGCTATAAAATGCAGTTTGGTAAAAAGCATTTCAGCAGCATTGTTCTCGTTCAAAAGATCTAAAATGCGGCCCTTTTGTTTCAATGTCATGCACGGGCGGAAATAAATCACCGCCGGTTTTCCATTTACTTGCCACTCGGGCACTTCAATGGAAAGCAAATCCACATCCATCTTTTGTTTAAAACTGGCTTTTGCAGCTTCTAATACACTACTCATAATAAATCTCCCGTTAAATTTCCCGATAAATTAGCGGCAAGCGCTCGGGACGCACGCGTTTCGGTTCGACGACCTAGCCGCCAAACTTGTCACGACACAGCACCCCAAGTGAGGCTGGCGGTACCCTGGAAGGTAAAGGCTGCGGTTACATTGCTGCTGTTATCGCCATTGCTGGTTGATATAGCCGTGATGATGGCCGTACCCGTGGCATATTGATCGCCCGACGTAGCGCCCTCCGGGTAAATATTAAGCGTCACTTCTGCGCCGGACGTCATGGCACCTTGGCCAGTGGTGTCGGTTTCATCCCAAAAGCATTCTAATGAACCATCCCAGCTAGTAAGGCCAGCCACATAGGTTCTTGAAGTCGATGCTAAATTGGTCGTTTCGATGGTTTCCGCAGACTCATTGACTGTAAATGAGTTGATTTCGGCGACCGTATTACTACCAACTTTTACAGTGCCCTCACTGCCTTTATGCGTTGCCATGGTCTGTTACCTCTTTTGATTTAGTTGCTTTGCGCGTTTTCGGCGGGGTTTTGGAATAGCCCCGGTTTTTCATATTCTGAATTTGTGACGGATGCACTTTCTCCACCACCTGATCATCTTTATACATTTTCATTTAAGCCACCTGTGTGCCGGGTGTGCCCGGCGCAATGCGATAATCTGCGTTAAAACTGAGCGTCGCCATGACCACCGGTTGATCTGTCTCGCCGCTAAACTGAATTTCTGTCCCCGTCAAATAAATATCCTTCACCTCGCCATTGAGCGTGGTATCTGCAAAAATGGCCGTTTCCACCTCTTCACAAATGGTGTCCACCGTGTTCTCCACATTAGCTGTGGCCTTGGCCAGCGCTTCGATGGTGACGCTGAGTACATGCCAATCTTTACCCGCCACGCTGTCTGCCTCGTCCACCTGATCACTATCGGTATAAATCACTAAACAAGGCACCGTGTTTACGTCGTAAACGCGAGTAGAAAAAACATTACTGCCCGTGGTCGTTAACCCGCTTAACGTGGTCACAAGTTGCTCCCGTATTTGCTGTCGTACATGCATTATTGAAGCTCCAACATTAAATCGGTCATACCTGTGCCATCGGGGCGTTTTTGGATCACTTTATATGTGGTGCCGTTGACTACCAGCGCATCACCAAATGCCACATTAATCACCTCGGCGGTGGCGCAGGTAAATAAAATACTGGTGCCCTCAACCCCTAAATCCTCGTTAAATTCCCTAGCTAAAATTCCATTCACCAAAGCGCCCGCGACATTTGCCTTATCAGCAAATTCGCTGGCATCAAAAAACTCGCTATGGTCTTCATTAAATGACATTAAAAACTGCCCCTACTTTGCTTTGGCTGCGGCTTTAGCTTTGGCTTTGGCTTTAGCTTCGGCTTTAGGATCTACTTCAACCGCTTTACCAAGGCCAATCAAAATTCGCGCATCCTGCGCACTCAGATCACAAGATTCTCCGGCATAAAGATTCTTGCCGCCGGCAACTGTGTTTCTTAAAATTTTAACTTTCATGGTATTACTCCCGAAAAAGGGCGGGGTTACCCCCGCCTATTTATCAAACGCCCTTGGCAAAAGATTGCGCGTGACGCACGGCCACATCCACATCCTGCAGCGCCACCACGCGCACTGTGCCGCTAGTGGAACCGGTAGACGTATCTACGTTAAGATCAAGACCGCCCCACATAGCGATAAACAAATCAGCCCAGTTACCAAAGATCGTTGTATTTGCGGCACATTGATTCGTCACGCCGACGTTATAACCATTGGCCTGCCCATTTTCCAGTACAAACTGGCCAGAACCCGCATCTTTAGCCGCCTGTTTAAGCCCGCCTGCCACGGACGGGGTGGTCATATAAGCCAGCGCGCCTAGCAAGGCATTATCTGTAGAAACTTCCGTTTCAATATCCACCATTTCGCCAAACGTAGGCACTTTAACGCCGGTTTGATCGGCTAGGGTGACACTACCAATGCCGGTCGTCGATAAAATGCCCGTTGGGGTATTGCTGCTGCCATCACCCGCTATAGCTTTATTGTCAATGGCCAGGGCCAATCTTAAAGCCAGGTCATTACGCACAAAGGCTTCAACATCAATGCTGGATTGCAAGAGTAATTTGCGGCTAATATCCGAAAAGGCGCCCACGGTTTTAGGTGACATAGTGACCTGATCAAAGGCCGCGGCACTTTCCGTAGGGTCGGCAGACTCAGCAACCCAGTAGGCCGTCGCGCCGGCGGTTTGGCGAGGTATGGCAATATTACCCACTAAATCTTTCAGCACCGTGGCACCCAATTTGGCAACCAGCATGGCGTTTTCTAGGGAGTCGATAAAATTAGCACTGAGCAAATTAGTCGCCACTGTATGCCCGCCCCCGGTGGCCGATCCCACGGTTAGATCACGTTTGAGTACATCAGTGGGCACAAACAGCCCCTGGGCAGTACGCCCCATTTTATCGGCGGCGGCCCGGCTTGCTTCAAATTCAAAGGCGGCAGCTTCTTGCGCCCGTCGGTCGGCTGGATTGGCTAAGGCATGGATAGCGCGCAAAAACGAAAACTGGCGCACTTCTGCAGAGGTCATGCCAATGTCAAAATTAGGCTCCACAGGTTTAATGGGCTGTTTGAGCAATTCCTGCCGAAACTCGTCAGTGGTTTTGCCCTCAGTGATAAATTGCCGGGCTGCATCGGTTTGGCTATGCATTTGTCCCAGCGCTTCAATATCGGTGATGCGGGCCAGTTCGGCGCTGCGAACTTGGTCACGCGCTTGCTGTTTAATCGCCTCTGTATCCACTACAGGGGTAGTTGAACCTTCGGTTGGCTTAGGCATTTTAGTTTCCTCTTTTAAATCAATAATTTTCAGTTGTTCCGAGCGGCCAACACCCACACCGGCATCGGCGGGTACGCTAACCATGGAAATTTCGTAGGGCTCCCAGTCAGTGGCGCGATACGTTTCGTGCCCATCTTCCTCAGATTCCATATGCATTTTGTGAATTCGATAACCCACAGACACGCTGGTTCTAATTCCATCAACCACATCTTGCCAAATCTCATTTGCCCGGTCCGATTTACCAAATCGCACCCCAGCCCGCCCCACGCGGTCCTTGTCAATCGAGATTTGTTCCACCACACCCACATGGTCGCGGCTGTCGTGATCCACCAGCAATGGCCCACTATCCGTAAGACGGCCAAGACGTACGGATTTTGTGCCATGGTCCAGTATTTCGTTACCGAACCACCGTTCAACAGGTGATTCAGATGAAAACGCTAAACTAATCGTGCGGCTTTCTTCATCAATAGCCGAAGTGGCTACTGTAAAACTTCGTGTTAATACACCTTCAATCTTCTTTGGCATTGGCTACCTCTTCGCGCTTTAGTCCATATTTATCTAAAATCTTTTGTTCTCTGGCGCGCTGAGCGCATATATCTTCAAAATCTCGCCCCTGAGCAGCGCAGATTGCAGTTAATGTTTGTGTTCCCATTTCCTCCGACATTTTTTGCGCCTGCTGGTCTTTCAGTGGGTCTACCCAAGTCCAGCCTCGGGCCTGCCATATCACATCGAGAAACTTTTTAAATTTGCGGGGCGGCAGTGGCAGGGTCTGAGCCGTTAAACAGTGCTTTAGCCAGGCTTGGTACACGCGATGATGTAAATGGGTCGATACCCATTTTTGCAGCGTGCGCCATTGGTCACGTTCATCAATCACGCCAGATCGAATGGACGAAAAATTCACCCCCTCGCGGTCATTGCTCAAAGACTCATACGACACATTTAAGCCGCTGGCAGCGCCTCGAATGACGGTTTTCATAAAACCGCTAAAGGCCGTGGTGGGGTGTTGCGGATCATACGCCACAAAATCAACACCGCCGGGTAATTCTTCAAACGCGCCGGGCTCGGCATCCGTAATCATTTCTCCAGTGGCCTGAGTGTCATCACCCACATAGGCATCACCAGTGTCCGATTTAAAAAACCCCATTTTCGAGGCCGCTGTACGCGCTGCAACAAGCTCGGCTTCAATATAGCCATCGGTCTGATTTAGGTTTTTCATCACCGCATGCATCCAGGGCACACCACGGACCTGCCCCGGACGATCTGTTTTATATAAATGAATAATTTGTTCAGCGGGCACGCGCCGGTAATTTTTGCCAAAAAACGAATGTGTGTCGTCACCTGGGTGTTTGGCACGCAGATTATAGGCAATGGGGGCATCCCACTGATCAAGCTCCACGCCCATGACCACGCGTTTTTCTGGGGTGCTTAAATTGTAATTTTCGTCTAAGTGATCCGCCTCTATAATATGCAGCGCAAATTTATACTCATTTTCAAAGCCAGGGACTAATTGAATAAGCACCTCGCCATCCCGCGCCACGGCTTTTATGGCTAAATTCTGAATATCAATCCACGAAAGCTGCCGAGTAGTAGAACATAACGCAGGCTTTGACCAGTCGCGCCACGCCGCCTCGATACGCTCATTGTCATGAGTATCAAGGGCGCCCCGGTCGTCACGCGCACGCGCCTGCAGGGTGATGCCATCGGTGCCGATTACGTTAGATTCGACCATGTGATAAAACTTTTTTGCATATTCATTATCTCGTTCTAATTGCCTAGACCGGTTACGCAACACCGCAAGGCTGGTAAAAATTTCTCCATTGGCAGACAGATTGCTGGCCCGTTTGGGGTTTAGCCGATCCACCACACTGGCGGCATATCGCCGCACATTTTTTACACTTGTTCTCGAACCTGCTGTTTTTTTCTTGAATGGCCACACTGATTCAACACCCGTTAAAACGCGATAAAATTTTGCCCGATCTGCCCATCTTCCGATCTTCTCGATTTACTTCTGCTTGGAAATGCTTTTTCAGCGCGATTAAATCGGGCAGGGGCGTACGACTTAGCGAGCGATTATTAATGCTGTAAGCTTCCTGATCTTTGCTGGCGCGGCCATTGAGGACAGCGGTTACCGCATTCAGCCCTTTGCGCGCATCCGAGCGCGGGTCATTGATAGATTTCGCTAAATCAGCCGTAACCGTAAATACACCGGTGTCTAAAGTGATGCGCTCATTGTCGCTGCTGCGGATAATGTAGGATTGCCACTGGTAGCGGCCAGGTAGATAGGGCGCAGTTGTTTCCTGACCAACAGTGATAAGATGGTCATTGCCACTGGCCGAGGCTGTGATTTTAAAGGTGGTGAAAGCGTCGCCCTCAAGCCGCGCATGATATTCCAGCGCGTAAGAGGCAGGCGGGTAGTCGGTGAGGTCTGTGCGCTTCCAGGTCCACCGGTCGCCCGCGACTAATGCCGCCGGCTCGGTGGTGGGGAAATGCGCAGTATCGAATAAATTGGCCATAAGCCCTACGATACTGCTAAATGTGTCTCATTAAATAGGCAAAAAATGAGACGATTTTAACTAAAAATTATGACGGCGGGTTAAGCACAATTTTTGCTTGTTGCTCACAAGTGCATTGCGCATCATGGGCAAGGGCCACGGCGGCACAGATACCAGTGCAGGTTAATATGTCTGAATCATCGGTGTGTTCTAGCACCAGCAAGTATCAATTACTATTTTTTAATAATGCGGTAAATTTGGGCCCGGGATAAGCCAAACTGTTGGCCTAATTGCGCCGTATTGTTACCCGTGAAATTAGCCAAAATTTCATCATTACGTTGCGCGAGTTTTTGTTTACGTACATAGACCCGCCCACCGCCAAAATGATCATGCATCTTTTCGGTTATTCGCTCAGTCAGAGCGGGCAACTGCTCAGACGGGAGCTGATTGCGCAGTGCATGATCGATACAGTTTTTAAAATCATCATCAAACGACATTTTCAATACCTATTGACAAAGCCACCCTTTTTACGGGGGCGTGAACGACTAGGTCGCACAGATTCCCGTATCAGTGCCGCCTCCGAACTTGTTTCGGTTTCTTGTTCTGCAGCTTCTTTAGGCCGTGGGCCTAGCTGCTGCTCTAATCGGTCCCAATCTTTTTCCCGCAAAGTATGGGCGCGGATTTCTGGGTGATGGCTGGCCGCCACCCCGTAAATCCAGGTGTCTAACGATTCGTTACGGCGGCCCTTGCGCATCACCCAACGGTTTTTCTCAGGGTCAAAAATTTCTGCCGTCAACATTTTGTAAAAATCTTCGTCCAAATCTTCGTTAAAATGGATTTGTCGCTGGGCTTCTACCACTTCTGCGTCACTTTTAAGGCGGCCATAAAGCATATGCTTGCCCGTATCCACGCCCACTAGCCAAAGGGCCACGCCTTTTTTAATCACCTTGCCACGGGCATTTACATCTTGCATGGATGGCCGCCCCGGCAAAATGGGCCCGCCCGGCGTATTTTTACCCTTAATCGCCATTAAGCGCCTAGCAGCGCGGCTGCGTACATATTGATACACTTCGTGTGTATAGTGGCCGCCAGTGTCAATAGCGGTGGCTTGAATATGCATCTTGCGCCCATGCTGGTTATATAACGGCGTATTGAGTGTTTCTGTAAGTTTCATCCACAATTCTGGCCGCCCCGGATTGCCCTGTATTTCCACATAGTCAATAACCCACACTTGATTTTTACGCCCATGGCCTAAAATCTGAATCGCCAGGCGGTTATCTTGGGTATCCACGCCCGCAGTCAGCAACAGCGCCCCCGGTGGCACAGTGCGGCTTTGCCAGGCTTCGGCCCGCTCTGCCAATACGCCGGGTTTCACTGTGCTGCTCTGATCCTCCCAACTTTCGCCCAAAGTGGTGTTGATAAAACGCTTGAGCTGCACTGGGTCGCTAAATACTTTGCGCCATGTTTGCGCCAGCTCAACCCATCTAAAGCCAAGGCCAATAGGCGAATATAAACCGTTTAAATGGTAGCCACGAATAGGCGAACTAGGGTTACGGGCCACCCACTTACCATCAGCCAACATCTTCGTTTTGTGGTGTTCATGAATGGCGGTGCCACAATGGGCGCATGCATACCACGCTTCGGTTAGCAAGTCGTTCCATTGTAAATTATCCCATTGCAATGGCTGATATTCTTTACAGTCTGGGCAAGGCACATGGTACTGGCGCTGGTCGCTTTCTTCGTATTCGACTTCAATGCGGCTGGCGTTTTTGATGGTTGGCGTGCTTACCACCAAAGTTTTACGCCGCGGGAATGTCTTTTGACGCTCATCAATCAAGCCCATGGGGTCGCCCTCCCCGCCGACGTCCCAAGGGAACCGGTCTACTTCGTCGGCCAGCACATAGCGGATCGGCATAGACGCCAAGCTGGCTGGCGAATTAGCCCCACCCAGCACCAGCAAACCGCCGGGGAAATCCTTCATTTCGGCGTTGTTACTGTTGTTGCGCTTGACCCGTACGTCCAGTACATCGGCGAGCGCCAGCGTATCCGCCAGCATAGGTTCCAGCCTTTGTGTCGCCCAGCGCTTGCGCACTTGTATTGTGGGCACCACAACCAACATGGACGCCGGGGCATGATCCATAACATAACCCGCCCAATTGAGCCCCACCTCCGTCTTGCCAATTTGTGCAGCAAACATCAACACCACCCGCTGCACCGGCGACGCCAGCGATAGACAATCCATAATTTCCTTTAAAAAAGGTGTGCGGCTGGTTTTCCACGGCCCGGCTTCACTCGACCCCTTACTGCTCAAAACGCGGTTAGCATCTGCCCATTCGCTCACGGTCAAGCGCTGGCGAGGCTTTAGCGCTTTAGTAAAAACAGGTAAAAAAATGGAGGCCGCGTTTTGCATGTGTTATCTCTTAATATTCATTTCGTACTTTTATACTTTTGGGCTTTCAAGTCCCATTCTTGAAATTCTGGGCATTTTTGACAGCGGCGAGTGGGCCTGCCCCATAAGCCTTTTTCGCCGTATGACCAGAGGAAGTGAAACCCAAAAAAGCATAGTATTTTCATATTTATCGCACCTTGATTTTTTTCAAACCCACTTCATTAATCGCCTTAATAATTCTCTGCCGGCCTATTTTCGGCAAAACACCAGATTCACCACTCGCGCATTTTTGAATGGTGCCCCCATCTGCTAGGTAGGCTTTAGGTTTTGGCAGATATTTTTTATTCATGCCGCCCTCCCAAATGCCTTATCCATCATAATTAACTTGATTGATCGTCGTGGTCATTTGCTGCAATGCTTCTTCGAGTCGTTCAACCAACAATGCATGTATACGCCCTTCATTCGATTCAACTGATAATTCTGCAGAAAGCTGATCCGGCAGCCGCTCCATATATTGCCGCAGGGCATTACCGGCAGCCGCTGCAACAGCCTTAACTTGCGCCGCCTCAACCAACTGGCCACTCTCACGCTCAAAGGCGAGTTTTGCGCTCTGCGCGTCATAGTACATTTTTGCAGCGCGGGAGTTGCTGAACGCCGCTGCGGCCTGTGGGTCGCTCTTATCCTCTCCCTGTGTGTCGTTTTCGCGGTATTCATCCCAGCGTTTGGTCACATCGTCACGGTTCTTGTCTTTTGTCGATTCAATCAGCGCCTTACTCGCTTCCACATCCACCTTGCCAGACACAAGCACAAGGCGGCCATCTTGCTTGAGTTTGGTCACGTAAGACTTAGCCACACCAATTTGGTCTGCAAAGTCTTTTTGGGTGAGAAGATTAGACATCATTAATGCTCTTCATTTTACGGCGAGGGCTTTTGCGCCACTGGTGCCAAACGTGATCGGGCATCAAATCGCGCACCATGGCTTTGGTCAGTTGTAATTCCAATTCCAAATCATAAATTTTGCCGCCAGATCCATACAAAACCACTAACCTGTCGATAGCTTGATCAAGCGTAAATATCGCACGAGAACCGCTCACAAACACCTCCAAACAAATAACCTATTGATTTTATTGATAAAATCAAAAAACCCTTCACATATAAAGCCAAAATATGCACAACCTTAACATTAATATATCTTTAACTTATTGATTTATATATAATTATTATTTAATGTTAAGCTTGTTAAGGATGTTAAGGTGTATTTCCGCGTGTAGGAAATTTATTCGCTATGCACATGTGACGCGTTACAAACGTTGTTGCCTCATGTGCGCGCGCGCATTAACCCTTAACATCCTTAACATCCCTTTAATAGCAAGGGTTTCAAGCGAGTTGTGCAACCCTTAACAACCCTTAACATCCCTTAACATCCTTAACATCCCAAATCATTCGTATTGCTCATTTTCTATACACGCTTGTCTAAATTTTACGATACATCGCGTTAGCCATTGGCTTGCCATCTCATTAGGCCCCTGTTGATCCACTTTTTCCAGCAGTGCGCTAGGCGGGTATACAACCATTTTCTGCTTAGCCTCCCCGTTAAACTTCAAGTTCGCATAGAACCTCCCTCGCTCTTTCACCCACCCTCGCCGCATATTAAACTGCCCGAGAAACCTGTTTTTTCGCATAGGTTTAATAATTCCATTCTTACGGCAATATTTAACGTACACAGGGTATATGTCCTCAGACATAGCAGGCACAACAGGTAGGTCTAGGTCACCATCTTTCCAATCACTCATAAACTGATCGATAGAGTCCATACTCAGGTCTATCACATCTTGCTTAGATTTCGTCATTGGCGGCTCAGACTTCGTATTAAAGCTACCCAGCTCAAGGTTCAATAAATGGTCATGCAGCGCCGCTACCCCTCCCTCCTGTATCTCTTTATAGACCTCTCGGTAGTAGTCCTTCGATTTAGGAAACGGCGTTTTAACCACCGCATGACGCCTATCGTCTCCCTCCAGCACCATCGGTTGTACTTCGTTCGACAAAAACACCACGTTAATGTGATTACGCTCGGTATGGCTGGCCACGTTTTTAGGGTTAATTCGATGCGTATCGCCAGTGATCATCATTTTTAATTTATTTTTTTGGTGATAAAGCTCATTCCTCGCCACAACTTCGTCTGCAATCAACAGCAATTTCTTGCTCAAAAAATCATTGAATTTATCTTCCATTGCCCCTTGGTCAACAACACTGCCATACTCACCAAAAATAGCCTTGTATGCCTCAAAGAATAGGTTCTTACCCGTACCCTGCCCACCATGGAATATCAAAGCCGACTCAATCTTGGCACCTGGGTGTTGGACCGGGTATGCCAGCCACTTCAATACCCAGTCATACATTTTGTTATCGCGGGATTCACTAGAACAAAGGTACTCCAACAACCCTAATAACTTTGTGCAATCACCCTGTTGTGGTTTAGTGGGCCAACCACCCCACAAATTGCACAAAACGTTTTCATCATTATTCGTTGGGTCAAACCCGATGTTGTCTATATCAACAATCCGCCTCGTGTCCCACATACGCCACTCTCGCCACGCATGGTCTGGCAACCGATTTAGCGCACTTTTAGCGGGCACCAACTTGCGGCGCTGGTGATCAAAAAACATATCTTTCACACCATACACTTCGGTATATATCTCATTGGCTTGGTTAATGCTTAATTTAGGGCTTACAAAACCACCTTCCCCGCCCCCTTGCAGTACGCCCACGGCCTCGGTAGCCGTTGCCGACCACCCAGCGTCATGCAGCACCTTTTCAATTTGGGTGCGTACCGGCGTTAAACCTTCGGCTTGGTGCAGGTCGTTAAAATCCGTGAGTTTTTTATCACCCCGGTTATTAAACACTGGCACAACCCATTTGCCATTGCAGACCAGTGCCGCCATGGAGGCCTTAGCCACGCCGGGGTTATCTTTGGTCTTAAAATCATCGTCACCGCAGATTAGAATTTTTACATCTCGGTAGCGCTTGTGAATCGCTTCGGCCACAGGTGCCAGGTTGCCGGCATCGAATGCAATCACCACAGGCAGTCCGGTAGCTTCAAACAGGCTGGCACCAGTGGCGTAGCCCTCGGCAATCAGCACAACCCAAGTGGGCGTACCGATTTGGAAAAACCGGCCTTTTTTCTCTAAGCCCGTAGGCCAAAAGTCCTTATTCCTGCCCTTTTTCTTAATGGTTTCAGGGTCACCGTGGATCACCTGCAGGCCAGATATTTGGCCGTCCACATCATGCATCGGAATCATCAGCGCACCTTTAGGCGACACTTTTAATCCATGGGCCTGCACACCTTTATCAACAAGGTACTGCGGTAGATCATGCACACCACAGGGCTCGCATTTCTGCCACGCCTGTTCTGCCCGAGCCGCCGCCCGCCGGTGATCCCCTTTGCGCTTAGCATCGGCACGCTTTTTATCCTCCGCCACCTTCTTACGCAACACCGCCTTTTCTTCTGCCGATATGGTGTGCCCTTTCAGGCTCACTGTATGTTTGCCGCCACCGCGCCAATCACCAAATGCGCCAGTCAACAGTAAATCGCCACTGCCAGTGTTCAGCTCATGTAAAATATACCAGCCAGTTTTTTGTTTACCGCTATCACCCTCACAGGGCACACGCATCAACTTGCCAGCCTGCAGGTGATTCACCCGCAAGCCGGCCGCTAGCAGCTGATCTTTAACGGCATCGTAATTAGTGATCATGATTTACAGCCGACTCACATAAAAGCTAAGGTTGCGGCGTAAAAAAATAGGGAAATTTTTATAAATCTGTTGCTTTATAAGCCGCTGGATACGGCTATCCGCCATCGTTGTTGGCGCACTGGGCCCGTATAACTCTTTGATAGGCAGTGCTTTTGCGTACGACTGCCCTTGATTTGGCCCACTTTTAATCCGCACCAAGCCCTTACCACGCCGTTTGCGTTGCGCATAACTGCCCACTTTACCCCGTTTAAAAACACCCTTATGCCCGCCAGGCATTGTGGCTATAAAAGCACCCGGGTAAAATTTGTTCTCGCCATAGGCTTTAGACTTCACGCCTTTTTTGAGCGCTCGAGTATTTTTAAAATTGATTAGTTTAATTGGCTTGCCCTGGCAGAAAAGCCACGAAGTCGGCTTTTTAAACGTGGCACGTTTGAGCCTAAACGATTTTTTTAATGCCTTCTGCACAACCCCCATTTCTTTAGCAACTTCGCGGCGTGATTGTGTCAGAGTTTTTCGAGCAACATCATTGATCGAGCGGGTCACAGCTTTAGGCATCGCACGTTTTTGAAATTTCGATAAACCACGCTGCACCTCTTTGATGTTATCTGATATGCTAACTTTCATACCTTCTCCAGTTCACTATGTTTCAGCCCAAAAAGCTAAGCAAATTATGGGCGCTACGTACCCGCATATAGCCAAGTTGCCAGAAGGACCCATTACGGTATCCATCCTTCACATCTATCTCCGTTCACCCCGTTCACTTGCTCTGCCTTGCAGCCAGCGCGAGTTAACCCAGTGGGGGCAGGGGCTACGGCCCTTGCCCAGAATAAAAAGCCCCACAGAGGATATGGGGAAGACGCTGCTGCACTGAAAAATGAGAAACTCCTGCTATGCTCAAAGCTCCTACACTTACTAAATAACAGGAGTGCCTCATGAAAGGGCTATTTGACGACCACGAAATATCACTCACTTGTGAAGCTCAACAAGATTTTTGATTGACTCGATAAATACCCGTAGAGGTTTCGCGTTAGCTTTTATACGTATAGATTGTTTTATTGGTTTATTCATGCTCTGCTCCGGTTCATGGTCAACATGGGCGCGGGGCTACCACTGTATAAAAAAACACATTCTTCATAGGGCTTATCAATGTAGCTTTGTATATGCATACTATCTTGGTGATTGATTAGGTGGAGGGAGAAACACATCAGGCCGCAAATCCTCTCGATAAATACCTGTAATCAGTTCAAGAGCAATACAGTAGTCAGGTGGCGGGTGGCCGCGTTTGATCCATTTGGAAATGCTTTGCTGACTTACAGGTTTGTCAGGATGTATT